GAGGCTGATATTACTGATAATGATATTATGCTTCCTGCTGGTGTACATACTCTTGTAGTTCCTAAAGCTATAGGCAATGCTACTATCTTAAACTATAGACGAGGTAGCGGCTCAAGCACATTAGTACGTGTAATTTTATCGTAAGGACTAGCTATGTCTGCTAAATTTTTTACAACTAAGACTGTTCACAATACTGGTGGATATAGCGAAGGTGGTTCTGTACGTGACTATAAAAGAGAACGCCAACTCCAAAGCACTCCTGTCGAGTTAGCTAAGAATGCTGCTCGTAAAAGGGCAAGACGTGCTTTGGAGAAGGGCGGTTCTGTAAAGAAATTTGACGGTAAAGATGTAGATCATATGGATGGGAACCCTATGAACAATTCTACTAAAAACCTTACTATAAAAAGTAAATCTACTAATAGATCATTCCCACGAAACAAAAAAGCTGGAAAGCTATAGGGAGAAGTTAATCATGGCTGTTAAATATAAGAGCATTAGTGCAGCAAAAAAAGCTGGCTCTATTTATTATTATGATAAAAATGGCACTAAACAACTCGCAGTTACAAAAGAAACACTTGACGCATGGAAGAAGAAAAATAAAGGTTCCTATAAGGGAAGCTCTTTAACTGCATGGGCTAATGCTAAGGGTAAGGATCTAAAGAAAAAAGAAGAAATTCAAGTTCGTAAGCTCTCGCCTTCTACTGTAGGTAAGGGCCGTGGTGATGGTGAGATGGAGCTTTTTCAACGAAAAGTTGATAAGAGAAAAGCAGAATCTAAAAAAGGCCCTGTACGCAAGGGTGACGGAACAGGCGCTGGTACAAAGACAGCTAAGAAAGCTCTTAATAACAGTGCTGAATCTCCAACTCAAACGCTTAAAAGACTTGAAAAAGAAATGCAGGCTCTTCAAGCAGCCCGTACTGCACGTATGGATAAAATGAAAAAAATGAAAGCTGAAGCAGCAAAGCTTTTAAAAGATTCAAAACCTAAACCTTCTACTAAAGAAGCAGTTGAAGCGGCAATGGGTGGTAATTATGATAGTGTACGTACTCGGCGCTCTGGTAAATTTAATAAAAAAGGTGTTGGATTTATGGAAGGCGGGATGGCTAAGAAGAAACCTTCTATGTATAATAAGGGTGGAATGGGTTCTTCATACAGTCCCGGTGGCTCTGTAGCTAAACCTATGGTAATGAAAAACGGTAAAAAAGTACCTGCCTATGCTGCTGACGGTGTTGGCAAAATGAATATGGGTGGTATGGCTAAGAAGAAGTATAGCTATGGTGGCTTAACCCGTAGCAGTGTTAATAACATGAAAAAAGGAAGAGGCTAATGGCTGAGAAGAAAAAGAAATCACCTCCTAAGTTTGGTGGAAAACGTGCGTTAAAAGATACTAGCGGTGATGGCAAGATTACTTTTGCTGACACATTCCTAGGAGACCTTCTTGGTTTGGACGGTAAGGTAGGTACTAAGGGCAAGGCAGGACTTCTTAAGTCTCTCGGTGGCGCTCGTCGTATGAAGGATGGAGTAGAAACATCTAAACGTCCTAAAGCTCGTCCAAAAGCTGTAAAGAAAAAAGACCCAAAAGATACAGTAGGAAGAGGCGGCGCAGGTCGTGGAGGCCCATTAGCAAATCGTAAAGACCCAAAAGATACAGTAGGAAGAGGTGGTGCAGGTCGCGGAGGCCCATTAGCAAATCCTAGAGACCCGGGAACATTTACAAATCCTATTCCTATTAAACCTAAAAGACCAACACCTTCTAGCATGGAGGACGTAAAAAAAGGTCAAGCTAAGTTAAGAGATAGAGGAGAACCTAAACAACTTACTCTTTCACAAAGAAACTTGCGTAAGTTTAAAAAAGATCCTTCTTCCTTGAATAAGATAGAAAAAGATCGTTTATTTAAATCTTTAAAACGTCAAGGCGTAACTATCCCTAAAGGTCTTACTGGAAATAATCGGTAGGACACGTTAAAGAAAAGACATAACGGGGTTGCAATCTTGTCTGTAGTCCTGTAAACTAAAACATGGTATAACTGTCTGTGGTAATACATAGAGGAGTTGTACCATGTTTAAGAAATTAATTAAAAAGATACAAATACACCAACAGCGACGAGCAGAATACTGGCAGCTAAACAACCTGACAGATGAAATGCTTAAAGATATAGGAATGACACGTGGTGAAATCAACTACAGGTTCTACAAAGAAGAAGAAGTCGGGCGTTAATGCGGCTGGTAATTATACAGACCCTAAAAAACGTGAGCAAATTTTTAATCGAGTAAAAGCTGGTGGCAAAGGTGGTGCGCCGGGAAAGTGGTCTGCACGTAAGGCGCAAATGGTTGCAAAAGCTTATAAAGCAGCAGGAGGAGGGTACACATCATGAAGGGTGTAAAACATTATAAGAAAGATGGCACTGAACATAAAAGTAGTTCTCACAAAATGCCTGATGGCTCTTTACACACAGGTAAGGCTCACAGCAAGACAAGCGTAAAGTTGTTTCATCTTAAAGATTTGAGTAAGACTGTACAAGCTAGGTTAAAAAAAAAGTAGTTAATATGAAAGAGGGCGGTCTAGCTGCCAGTCAAAAAAGTTTAAAATCATGGACTAAGCAGGATTGGACTACTAAAAGTGGGAAGCCCTCAACACAAGGGCCAAAGGCCACAGGTGAAAGATACCTACCTAAAAAAGCTATTAAGTCTCTTAGTGATTCTGAGTATGCTTCTACCACTAGAGCCAAACGAAAAGGCACTGCTTCGGGTAAGCAGTTTGTGGCTCAACCGAAAAAAGTTGCAGCTAAAGTAAAACCTTATAGGAAGAAAACATGAGAAAATATTTAAATCGTCTTTTATGTGCAATATTGAATCGTGAATGTCCTTGCCAGAAATGTGAGTGTGAATGAGAAATCTTACAGAAAAACAACAAATATTTCTTAACGTATTGTTTGAGGAGGCACAAGGCAATCCTGTACAAGCTAAGAAGCTAGCTGGGTATGCTGATAATGTTTCTTCTACCAGTATTACAAGCGTATTGCAGGATGAGATTTACGAAGCAACAAAGAAGTACATTGCATCTTCTGGAACACGTCTTGCTTATGGCATGATGGAAGTTTTTAATGACCCAACACAACTAGGCAACAAAGAAAAGATTTCAGTGGCTAAGGACTTTCTTGACCGTGCAGGTTTTGTAAAGACTGACAAGGTTGAGATTAAAACTGAAAGCCCTTTGTTTATTTTACCGGCTAAAAATGAAAACTAATAAAACTTGGAAATTACCTCTGCCTGAAAAAATGAGCAGTGGCCTAACTTGGTTTCCTGTTGTTAGGGTAGGACGAGTAGTTCCTTTTGGTTACGAACAAGATCCTTCCGATCAAGATATACTTTTGCCAGTAACTGAAGAGTTAGAAGCATTAGAAATAGCAAAGAATCACTTAAGACAATACAGCTATCGTGATGTTGCTATTTGGTTAAGTGAACAAACTGGCAGATCAATCTCTCATGTCGGACTAATGAAAAGAGTAAAGCTTGAAAGAAAACGTAAGACAGACGCTGAAAATGCACTCTACTACGCCCAGCGATACAAAGAAGCGGAAGCAAAAGCGAAACGTCTCCAAGAAAAAAGAATCTTTGCCGTTGAAGCCAGTAGAACAGAGAACCGTTCCAGCGACAGTGGTTTCAGCTCCGGTTGATGTTGAAAAAGCTCAAGACATTATTTTTCAGGCAAACCCCGGCCCCCAAACAGACTTCCTGTCTGCGTCAGAGCAAGAGGTCTTGTACGGAGGAGCAGCAGGAGGTGGTAAATCTTTTGCTATGTTGGCTGATCCTGTCCGGTACTTTAACAACCCTTTGTCTAATAAGCTCTTGGTTCGTAGGAGTACGGAGGAACTAAGGGAATTAATCTCAGTATCTAAACAACTTTATCCTAGGGCAATTCCCGGAATTAAGTTTCTTGAACGAGACAAGACTTGGATAGCTCCTTCAGGTGCATCTCTTTGGTTAAGCTACCTAGATAGAGATGATGATGTTTCTAGGTATCAGGGACAGGCTTTTAACTGGATTGGCTTTGACGAACTTACGCAGTGGCCCAGTCCTTTTGCTTGGAACTA